TGTGCAGGAGTAACATCAACACCTAGTGCATCAGGAGTTACTTTACTTTGAGCTGCAAGAAAGTTTGAAACACCACCATTAACAATACCTCTTAAAACCCTGAAAGATTCTTTTACAGTTTCTTTAGTGTCAGATATAACTAAAATATCAGCCATTAGAGCATTAAACCTCTCAATATCTGCATCAGTAAGCATACCAGCTTCACCACCAAGTTTTGCTATACGAGAACTTAAAGCTTTCTTTGATGTACTATAAGTCCGTAACTCTGCCCCAGAACCTTTTGACTGCATAAGTTTATCCCATAAATTACTTGCACCAGCGTATAACCTCTTTCCTCCTGTTACAATGTCATATTCAGAAGCTTCTGGAGCATGTTTTAGAGCTATTTTTTCCATTTCATTTAATCTTGTCATTACAGGTTCAACAGTAACCAAACCGTTAGCTTGACTAGTAGTAAGCTTTAAAGGATAACCTTTACTTTTTACCATCTCTCCAAGCTCTCGATTTGTTAGTCTTGCTGGAACAGGGTCACCGTTACTAAAGAACATATTAGCAGTACCTTTTGCTATCTCACCAAGTTTCTTTTCTTTGGCTTGCTCAGCCTTTAAACGCTCTTTTTCTGCTTTAGCTTTAACACCTGGAATAGGCATAGACTCTCCCGTTGCTTTACCAAATTCATCAACTTCATAAAGAATGTCACCTTTTTCTTCCCAAGTTTTCTTAGCTGTTTTCTTCTTAGCAAAGGTGTAATCAACTGGACGTTTTTCTGGTACTGCAGGTCTTGGTGCTGTATCTCTTGTAAGCCCACCACCTTGTAAGATACCCTGTCCCAAAGTACCCATTATACCATCTACTTCAGGTGTCAAACCTGCTGTAGCATCACTTCCTATCATACCAAGAGCATTATTTAAAGATGCAACTTTTTCAGGGTTATCCTTATTTTTAAGCATATCTTTAAAAATTTGAGCTGCAGGTCCTTTAAGCTCTTGAACACCTATAAAAGGAGACATTTCAATACCGTAACCCATTTTCATCATCTTAGGTAATTGAAGTAGAATCTGTTCTTTTTGCGTTTCTGGTATATCATAAGACAAAAGTTCTAATGCTGTTGCTGCACTTGTCTGAGCATTAGACCTCTGCATCTTAGCCTGAATCATTTTCTGTTGTCTACCTTCTTTAAGTCCTGCTGCAACACCTGCAGTAAGTCCTGCGGCCCCAGCTAGTAAGTCTGCCATTATAACCTCCTAAGTATATGTTGGTGTAGATTCATACACTTCACCTACATCTGGTGTTTTTGTATAACCTTGATTAAATTGTTGAGTTGCTGCACCATAAAGTCCTGCACCAATAGGACCTCCTAAATATGAAGCACCAATATAGCCAGCACTTTGAAGAAGAGAACCTAATAAACCAGACTTTCTACCTGATTCAGATATACTTCTCTGACCTTCAATTTGTTGTGAAAGTAAGTTTGCTCGCGCATAAGGGTCATATCCTGCTTGTCCAGCTGAAAGAAGAAGTCCTTCTGCTTGTCCTGTTGCAGCTGCACCAACATCAGGAGCAGTACCAAGGAGCCCCATACTTTCACTTAAAGCATAAGGTACTTGAGGTATCTCTCTTTCAACACCTTTAGCACCAGCTACAAGACCTTGAGATGTTTGTAAAATTCTCTGATTTATATCTGATTCAAGAGCTGTTGCTCTACTTAAAGCACCCATACCTTGAGTTATGTACCCCATTCTTTCAGCATCTTCTGCTACAGTCCATTTCTCTTTCTCCGCTGCAAGTGTTTGAACTCCAGCTGTAGTAAGTGCATATGCATCATCATAAGATGAGCCAAAGATAAAATGCCCAGATCTTTCAGATTGTTCTCTGAACTTTTCAAATTCCCTTTGTTTCCTTACTCTCGAAGCCTCAGAAACGCCACCTTCACCAGTAAGAGCCCTTTGCATATTTTCTGCAAGATCTAATCCTACCTGAGCAGAAGCTTGTTCAAGATCAGATTTAGGTTTTTCCAACCACTTATCAATATGACCTTGAGCAACAAGAGCTTGACTAAGAATATTCTTATTAATCTCGTCAAAAGAACCTTGGTTTTCTCTTAACCAATCAATCTTATCACCATACAGACCTTGAAGGTCTTGAGTCATATCTATGTTTTCTTGCTTTATAGCTATTAGTTGGTCTTGCTGTTCAGGAGTTAAAGAAGCAACATCTTGGTATTGAGAAATAATCTCGTTGTTTCTAAGGATTGTTTCTGTTGTACTATCAATTATAGTATTTATAGAAGCATCCATGTTGTACTTTGCAAGCTCTTCAGGAGAAAGAATTTCCTCTCGTTCCTCTGGGGTCATAGCTTGAAGATCTGAAAATGTATGTTTTTCTACAGATTGTGGTGACTGCAATCTTCTGTTCATTTCTAAACTGCTTATAATTTCTCCTCCACCACGCCACTCATCAGAACCTCTACCTGTTCGACCATCCTCTATAAGAGTATATGTTACACCATCAAGTACTTGAGTGTCTTCAGCCATCTTTTTCTCCTTCCTCCTTAAGAGTAATAGTGGTCATATCTTCTGAAACATCTAGTTCACCTTCAAGACCATTCTGGAGAGCAATAGCATTTACAATAGAGTTTCTTTGTCCTATTAGCACCTTTATCTTAGCATTTAGATTATTGAGTAAAAGTGTTACTTTAGGACTTAATTTTATTTCTTTTTTATTTTTCATTTTACCCTCAAAAAGTGGCTTTAACACCTAAATTAATATTGTTTGTTGTTACACCAGCTTCAAAACTAATAAGCAGATTCTGCAATAACCTTCGTTTCTTTGGAGGTAACATTCTAGATGCTAATATGTTCGATATTAACACAGCAGAAAAATACCTATTTATTTTTTCTCTTGAAGGTCTTTTACCAAGAAAGATATTACTTTCTACTAAACGTCCATTATAAGATTTTCCTATATCATGAGTTTGAGACCAATCCAATGCTAAAAGACCGCTGGAAAGTGCCAAACCTAAAGAATCCTTATTTGACCAGTCTTTAGGATTTTTTATTTGTTCTATTATTGCTGGCATATCCATTATAGTACCAGATAAGTAAAAGAAAAAGAATAATCGTCAGTACCAACACTTAAACCAGAAGTAAACTGAAAAGCAGCTTGATTGGCAACTACAGCAGCAAAAATTGCTATTGCTCCGTTATTTTCTAAACTATCATCATTTGGCAAAGCAGAACCCCCACACTGTTCTAAAGCACTAAGAGCTGACGGAATAGGAAGAGTCATAGTAATATATGTTGGAAAGGTATTAAATGTAGTAACATTAATACTTACCATACCTGATACTGTTACAACATTTCCTACTCTCATGTACTGACACTCATAAGGAACTGAAGAATCTACATTAGCACCATTCGTCAAATCAGGTGTATACACTCCAGATTTCAAATTATATACAGCACCATCACCAACATCTATTGATGCCACACTAAAAGCACCACCAACTGCTAAATCTCCAGACATAGATACATTATCAGAAGCATCTATGCTTATTGCCAAAACTCCATCACCGATACCAAAACCTAATGCATCTGTTGTAGCTCTAATAGTTGCTAAACTGGATAATTCATTATCCCTAAATAATATTATAGAAATACCATCTACTCTGCCATCTATAATTAAAGCATTTGCTGAAGTATTATCGGCATGTATTGTAGTGACTCCAGAAACAACTAAGTTGCCATTAATATCAACATCACTTGCAACTATATTAGAAAAAGTAACTAAATCAGAAAATGTTTTTGTTCCTGCAAAGGTAATAGCACTATTTGTAAAGACATCTTCAAGTGTTCCTGCTATAGCAGTATACCATTGACCAGACCCAATAATCTGGTCTACTTGATACCTTATCCTTCTCAACTCTCCTTGAAGGTCTGTTGCAAGACTTTCACTAGCACCTGGATAGGGATCAGCCATACCTTGCATAGCAGCTACATTAGCAGAATCATCTCCAATTCCTGTAGGTACAAGAGCATTCTCAATAAGTGTAAAGTTCCCATTAATATCTGCAGCTACTACAGTTTCTCCATCAGTCCATGTTTTTAATCCTAAACCCATAATTTACCTCAAACGTGTGCCCAAAGGCTTAAACATAATAAGTTTATTTCCCATGAAGAAACCTTGGTCAAGTTCTTCATTGAAAATTTCAAGTTCAAGGTATTTTCCAACTGTATTTATGTCTACAAACCTATCAATAAGTTCGTTTCCACCTAGAACAAATGAACCCATTTTACCAGTACCTAAAATACTCCCGCCTCCTTTAAGGTTGAGTGTATCTTGTTTTATAAGAACATCATCTACCCAAATTCTTACTTGTAAATCCCAGTCACCAGAAGCTTTAAAAAATCCCCTAAACATCCTTATAGATTTATCACCTAAAGGCTCATCAAAGTATAACTTTGGAGTTTTAAAACCACCATAAAAAGCATTATTATTATCATTGTAATTTACAGTATTAAGCTCCCAAACATGACCAGTTCCTCCAGTATAAACCTTTATAGCTCCTGTAGACTTTTCAACTTCTGTAGATGTAAAGCAAGTATAGCCTGAATCAGAAGAAGCATTATCATGCACCATCCAGCCATCTTTAACACCCCTATCAAGAAAGAAAGTTAAACATGTATCTACTGCACTGCCACTTTTAAGTTGTACAAAAATTTGTACTGCATTAAGTTCAGAATTAAACACACCATGAAAGTCTGCTATTTTTGTAAGATCTACATTTGTCCTTATCCATTTATGCATAAAAGAAGGTCTTATAATAGAAGCTTTCTTATAATCCCCAAAACTATTTACAGCAGCAACAGAATAGATTTCACCATCTTCAGACATAAGAACAAGGTCATTTGGAGTCTCAATTATGAGTCTATGATTAGCAACTCCTCCTTTCCATTGTGCAGGGTAGAAGCCCCAATACTGAGAATCTATATTTGAATCATTAAGAATATATGTTTTTGTCTTGCCAAATGCCAGAAGTCTGCTACCAAAAACACCACCAGCAATAATACCATAACCATCTGCAGTATCTATTATAAAGGTTTTTACATTTGCATCTGACATATCTTCAATAAGACCTGATTTACCTACATAAACTGTGTAAGGATAGTTAGGAACACCAAAACCACATAGTCGTCTACTATTCTTATTCCCGTAAGCAACAAACTGTCTAGGATAATCATTTGCTGCAGCCCAATCTGTGGGTTGACCAAAAGTAACAAATGTGCCATCTGGGCAAGATTCTTCAGTAAAAGAAGCTCCACTACAAGTTATGATTCCTGCAGATATACTTGTTATTGTTTCTATTCCATCATTAGAAGTAGAGTTTTCAATCCTTATCACTTGTCCAGATGCAAAACCTCTTGTTAGAAACCTGCTGGAAGAATCTGTAATAGTTGTACCTCCAGCAGGAAAATCTAAGTCACCACTTACAGATTCAAGACCTGAAAAAGGCTGTGTTGTAACAGCTCCTTCCCACACTCTAGGAAGATTAGTGTTGTCACATATAAAAACTTTATCATCTGCAAAAAGCATATTAAAGTAATTTGAAGTTGAAAGTCCTGTTTTCATTACAGTTGTATAATCTTTATAAAGTTTTCCATCACTACATCCTGTAATAAGACTTTTTGTACCATCAGCAAATATTGCTTGAAGAAGTCCTTTTACTTGAGGGCTACCACTTATAGGTGTAGTATTGACTTTTGATGTTCCTCCTCTTTTTTTATAACCTTTTTCATCAAGATTAAGATTTCTTGTAGGTTCAACAAGGTCTGTAGGAGAAATTTTCTCATACTCTTCACTGCCAACCATACCACCTATAGCAGGACTGAGTTCTAATGTTTTTCCTTTATACATTATAATAAGCTTTCATTTTAAGTTTGCATCAAAATCTATGAAAGAAGTTGCACCTGTAAATCGCAATCTGGCTGCTCTACCTGGAGTAGTAAGACCTCCTCCAGAGGCAATAAGGCTAAAAGCAATACCTCCACCTGTAGTAACCACTGAATCAGAACTGGTTACAGCAGGAGTTACACTACCATCCGAAAGTGTAAGATTTGAAAAGCCTATAATTGGGGCGGCTCTCATCGCAAAAGGTTCTCCAAAAAACGCAGTAGTGGAGGTGCCTATAAACCCAGTTAGATACGATGAACCAACACCAGTAGGATCAGCAAGTTTGCGGTAATACCAAAGGCATTCATTCAACGCTATAACACGATCTATATACTCAAAAATGGTTACTGTGTTTGATCGCTCAAATTGAAACTCTGCAAGATTCCAGGTATCTTCAGCGACCATAGAACCATCAGGAAGCTGTACTTCTACTTGAAGACCATTATCTATATTAGTATAACCTGAAATATCTACTGTATATGTTAGTTGTGTATATGCGCCATCTATAGCGGAACCAAGCTCCTGTGTGAGTCGGTTAGTAACTGTAGTATAATCATCTTCTGCGCCAGGAGTTCCAATCAACAGCGAGGGATTAAAGTTTGCCCCACTGTTGTTTAGCACCCATATTGAAAAGGTCATGACCCCTTTTATAGCTGGAATATTAATTGCCTCATACCGTTGCAAGCAAACATTGACTGTAGTGACACTAGCCGCACCAGTCAGCAATAGGGAATATTTTTCTAAATTGTTAGTTCTTACAACTTCAGAACGTTCTTGCGTCATTGTTGCACCTACCGGTGTAACGAACACCATATCGGCTAGATAAGTTTCTGTGGCAACAGGACAGTCCGTTGTATCAATACCTCTCTGCCAAATTTTAAAATCACCATTAACATTTGTTCTTTTTCTTCCCAGTGCATATTGAGGATGATCATCGTCAGAAAGTCCAGCAAGACTACCGTGGTCAGTTATTAATGCACCTACAAAGTCTTCATCAAAAGCTAAAGATAGTGTAGCAACATTTTCAGATTCTTTAAAAACCATTCTTGCTACAAGAACACTAGCAGCTGAAGTTCTTGGTGGCAGCACAGTACTAGGAGCACCTTCATCTAAAGCAAGAGCTTCTGAATTGTGTTCTTCTCTTCCATAGATCATAACTAAGTGGCCATCAGGTTCAAGATAAAACCAAAGAGTTCCCCACTTATTAGAACCTAAAGTAGCTAAAGTTCCTGTGTTATCATCGTACTTTGTATTAGGCCAAGCAGAAGCATTTGCAACTTTTGTAACTCCTCCACTATCATCTCTATAATATATATCAAAAGTATCTGCAGCCCCACCTGTATCGGTATCAATAGTTGCAATAGTGTAATCTGTCCTGCCCCACCAAAGATGTCCTGTTGACAAAGTAACAAATCTATCAGCATCACCGGACTGACCTAAGACAAGACCACCACGTCTTAGATCTCTAGAGATACCATGAATCCTTCTCATATATCTTCCAGCTTGGCCTATAGACTCATCAAGTCTTACACCTAAATTGTAAAGGTGCTCAACTGAACCAGCTTCATTTACAACTACACCTAAAAGTAGTTTATCTTCAGCTTCTAAGAACTCGTCGGCACTCAACGCAATTGCACCTGTATCATCTACAAAAACATATCTTACAGTATCAGATGGGACAGCAAGACCAGCTGAAGCAGACCATTTAAATGATAAAAGTGGTGCAACAGAAGAAGCACTTTCTCTAATAAAACCTTCTCCTGCTGCAACATCAACTGTACCTGAACCACCATCAGTCAACTCGCCACCAGTAAAAAATCCTGACGAACCTGTTTTATCAATATATTCCTGAAGCTGATCAATAGTTGGAGAACCTACACCTGTAGCTAAACCAACATCTGCTGCAGTAAGAGCTGCATCTTTGGCTTCAAGAATTTCAATTTCAGCTTTAATTGTCACAAGATTAGTTTTCATCGCAGCAAGGTTTGATCTCAAATCTGCTGTTTTAGCATCTACATCTTGCTCAGGTTTGCTAGGGTCTATTGTATCAGGATTTACAGCAGACATTATTTCCAACCCTCAGTTGAAGCTTTAACATCCCATCTAGTTCTGCCGTTATCCCAAGAAGCTTTCCCTCTATCCCAAAGAATAGCTTTGAATTTCTTTTTAGTCCAAATGGAGGCATCTTCAATAGCTTTTCCAAGCCAGGTTACAGTCTCTTTTGCTTTACCAGACCAACTCATCTTTTAAGTCTCCTTTTGAGTTCATTTGATGTAGGAGTTTCTTTAGCAAGAAGTCCTCTAAGCATACCAAAGAATACTCCCTCCTCTTTAGAAGAACTAGAATCGTCCATCTTTTTAAGTGCACTAAAATAAATAAATTGCACAAGAGCAGCTTCGCATCTGTTAAGAAATCTTGTGTAAACAGCATCAGTATTATTAGTTTTAATAATGTTACTATAGTATCTAAGAAGTAAACCATATTCGGATTTATCTGGAGTAGGGTAAAGGTATAGCTCTTCATCATATTCCACATAATCTGTAGGTAGGTCTAAAGAAAGATGCTCAAACTTCCCATCACCAACACCACCTCCATAAAGATTAAGAGGAATAACTTTAGTGATAACCAGATACTCAGTTGTTGTATCTGGAACATTTGACCAGTCTTCAGACAAAGTAGCAATTCTCGTTACTGAATCATATGCAGAAACTTGCCTGTACTCATTAACATTAGTTCCAGCAAGAACAAGAATTTTTTTACCTACGATGCTACCTTCTGAAATGCTATCAGAAATAGAAAGTGTTAAAGTATTAAGTGTACCACCTTGAGCATTATACTTGATATCGCCTTTTAAAAGGCCAGGTTCTTTATAAATTTCATCAAAGTCTTGAGGGACACTGTAATTTGTAACACCTTTAGTAAGTACAGTAATCTTTGTTTGTTGCAAAAATTTCTGTTGTCTTACTTTACTATAAATAAGCGCCTTTACATCTCTGAACCAAGTTAGTCCTGCAGTTTGATATGTAGAACTCCCCTCCACTCCAGCCTTTTCAAGCCCTCTATCTATAATACTTATTTCCGTAGCATCAGAAGGTACTGACATTAATTACTCCTATGTAACCACTTTAATAGGTTTTTTGTCAAAAACTGTAGCACCAGAAGCACTTGAAAGCTTCTTAACTACTACATTAGAAGGTTCTTCAGCAACTTCAACCATTCGAGCAAAAGCAATAACTGTATCTGACTTTGCTCCAGTCTTTTTAACAGCTTCAGCAAGTTTACAAAGAAGTATTTCCTTACCTTTTTGAGTATCAACAGCGTAAAACTTCCTAAGTTTTTCAAGTTCTGTAGGACTTAGCATCTCAAGAAAAGCATAGCCCTGTTTCTTAAGAAGTTCCCAATGAATCTTAGCCTGACCTGCAATAGAACTTTTAAATTCACCTTCCAGTTCAGGAACTCTTACACCATGAGTAGTGTAAATTTTTTGCGTATCCATATCCTTTACATAGACTGCAGCATCTTTCATTATCCTGCCAGCATTTGTAATAGATGCTATATCAATTGTTTCTTTTCCCATTTCTCGTACCATCCTTCCATTAAAGATAAAAGTTTATTTTTTGAAATCCTTGACATACAAATACTCACTCTAGAATCAGGACTTATAGGACAAGCTGTTCTAGTATAAATAAGTCTATGACAAGGGTAACAATCTGCTTCTCCATGTATATTATCACAATTTTCAAAGTATTTTGTAAGATTTTCTTCTGAAGAGTGCGACAACATAGCAATTTTTGGCGTTTTAAAACAACCTGCAGCGTTCAATGTTCCAGTCTCTGGTGCAACTACAAGGTTTGCATATTTTGTAAGAATAAGAGTCCTCCACATCTCCCATTTACCACTTCTATCATAAGCTCTTTCATGCTGAAAAGCTAAAATTTGCTCAAAAGAACCACCTACAGTAACAATATAAGCATCTTCATGCTTGTCAAGAAACTCAACTGCGACCTCTTCAGCATACGGATAGGCCTTATGAAAAGAAGACCCAGCAAGACTCCACACAATAAGAAACTTATTTTCATGCTTTTTTCTAAAATGTCTAGCCCAATTTGTTTCTTCTTTTGAGAAATAGAGTTCACCAACCTTTCCTCTTTGAGGCATACTTGGAATCATAAACATTCTATCATAGTAGTTTATATTACATTCTTTGTGCCGTTTCTCATGAGGCCAGTCAAATTCAGGTGTTCCCTCTTTTAACAGCAAAGAACCTTCTATACTTCCTGAAAGATTTACACAAAGGTCAAAACCTTCTGCAAGTTTAAGCCAATGAGCTTCAAGATTTTCAGGTTTAATTTCTTCATCATGAAAGATAAAGGCATCTATATTTGGGTTATGCCTGACAGCTGGAAAACTGTATTTTTTAAGATTAAGTGTGATCTCGTAACCATCCTCTTTTAAAGCTTTCAAAACTGGAGACATTATAATCATATCTCCTATAGCGCCAAGCCTTATAACAAGAACCTTTTTTATATTTTCTGACATTCTTCTGCACTCTTTATAAGTTCATTAAGCTTTAATGTTACACCTGATATTATTGAACATTTAGGTTCAGTATAGTATTTTGCAGTCTTTTCAAGATTCTCTTTAAAATGTAAATATGCAGAATCAACTTTACTCATAATTGTTTCTAAATTAAAAGCACTAACACAAGCAGGTATACCTCTAATCACATTGTCACAATCTTCAATATTTTTTACAAGTTTATGACAAGGAGAACAATCACACTCAGCTTGAAGTGACATATCATTTTGCTGCACTGATGTAAATTGAGCAGGACTTGAATGAGACAGTAATGTAACTTTAGGTACACCATACATACCAGCAAGAACTAAAAGTGCTGTTTCTGGTCCGACTGTAAAGTCTGAAGCAAGACTCAAAGCCCAAACTTGTCTAATATGATAAGTACCACAAACATTTATAATCCTATCAAATTTTGATAACTTCTTTACCCAACTAATTTCAGCTTCTAACTTTCCTCCAACAAGATGTATTCTTGCTTCAGGATATTTAGCATGTATTTTCATAACAAGATCAGGCATTTTATCATAATGCTTATGAAGACAACTTCCTGAAACAGCAATAAACACTTTAAAATCAGTTCTATGTTTTGCAGCCCAAGTGGAAATTTGATAGTCCTCAGAAGAAGTTACATTATAACTTTTCATACAAAGAGCTTCAAAAGAAATACCCATGTTACCTAATCTTGGTAGAACAGAATGAAAATAACTTCTATTATTTATAAGTAATCTTCTTGCTTTTACAGGAAGCTTAAACTCTTTGGTTCCAGGTATAAAAAGAAGAGAACCTTCTATAGTTCCTGTGCAGTCTAAGCATTTTGCTTTAGGAAATTTATCTAGCACACTTAAAACAAAATCTTGTGTTTCTTTAAGGCAAGTTTCTTTAGGTAATGCAAGTGGTTCTAACAAATGAAAACCTTTTACCCTTGGGTCTTCAAGATACACCTCATAACCTCTACGATTTGTTATAAGTTGTATATCAAAACCTTTAGCAAGTTCATTTATAATTGGAGAAATGAAAAGTAAATCTCCATACGCACCAAACCTTACAACAACAATAGTAGGTTTCTTTTTTCCTCCTAATTGAATGTGTACAGGCTCGATAGAATTGAACTTTATTGTTTCCACAAGGTTTTCCGTTTCATTACGCAACAATTAATCTTATGTTTCTGGCAGGGAGAGCTACTAATTTCTCCCTGCCATCCACATTTACTCACTAGAAATTCGGCTTCCAAAGAGCACGTATCTGAGCCACAGGTTCTGGTCCAACTGTTCCGGCAAGTTGCCTAAGAATTATCTGGTCACCAGAGTCAAGAACAGGAGAAGTACTAAGTGTCATAGTCTGCATACTATTAGCACCAGTTGTACCCATCGCATGAGTACCAAATGAAACTGCAGAACCAGTACCACCTAACGAATACTGCACATCTATAGAAGCATCTGCAGGAGCGCAAGTACCACCTGTAAGATACAGTAAATCTACGCCAGTAATCTTAGACCTCTCATGGAGTCGTATCCGAGATACTTCTACATCTCCTGATGTTCCTCCAAGTGTTGCACCTGCAAGGGTAGTAAGCAGGCTTGCTTTTTCATGACCAAAGCGATCATCGTCATAAAAGGCATCATTTCTATCCATAACTAATACCTCCTATTAAGCGTCCGAATCCCATTTGATGATTCGCGCATACTGGTGTTCCGGCCACTCTATAGCATAACCTCCAAGGAAATACCAAGCAAGACCATGCGACCGACCGTAATCAGTGATGTTCTTAGCTCTCAATTCCTCAGGGATAACTATAGCTTCCCTTACCGTGTCTGCTCCAAAGATATAACCTGGAAAGGCTTTACTATTAGACCAGGAAAGTGCTGTTTGAGTTCTGGCATCCAAGTCTGTAGTATACCTCAAAGCATTATTGTCAATGAGGAACCTACAACCATAGTACCTGCCAACTTCACCAGCAGCAATTTTCTTGTGCCCTGTCTCGATATACTGATTTATGGACTCAAGGTCAGCAGCGAGAGACTCCATGTCCTCAACACTGAAAATACCTACATAATCCCCATCAGCAGATGCGAAGCCAGGTACACTTCTAGTCATAAGTTCATTAACCATTTTCCTTGCATGATAACGGTTAAGACCTATGTTATTGGTCGCTCCAGCTACAGTGTTAGTTGTGAGGGTAGCAGCAGCAGCTGCAGTCGCAACATAACGAAGTGGAGTTTTATTGAACTCACTCTCAACGAGAATATCCAAAACTTTGGACTGGTCATTTGAGAGTCCTCCTTTAAGGAGGTCGTTCACATCTATCTCAGAAAGCAAATCAACTTTCTTGGTGAAAGGGACACTGTTACCAAATTCGTCTACAGTAAGAGTTCCCTTTACAACAGGAATGTTAGACTTGTGCATAGTATTGGTTTCAACCAGCTTACCACCGATTGTGTCAACATTATAGGCTCTATCCCAGTTGATAGAGTCACCTTGTGATGCACCAAATGCTTCTTTAAGAGATGTAAACTGCCTAAAGCGCTGCTTTGGCTGAGCAACAACTCGAAGGGTGTTATTAAACTGATTATTAGTATAATAACCGCCCTTATCAATCCAGTTTTCCATTTTTTACCTCTTAATTTACCTTAGCTTTACGCAAATCAGCAACAAACTGTATGCGTGCTTCAGTTGGACTCAAAGGTTGATTCTTTTCTTTCTTCTTCTTTTCAGCCTCTTCAAGTTGATCTTTTTCAGCTGAATTTGCCTGCCCTATAAGCGCTGCATTTGCTGCAGCCTTATCTTTTTCAGCATCTTCAGTTTCAAGTTCATCAGCACTCGAAGGAATGAAAGCTTTTGAAAGCATAGGGAATACTTTCTCCCTATATATCTTCTTAAAACCATCCTCATTATCGAACTTTTCACCTAACTCCTTACTTTGTTCATACAGTGAATTTATCTCTTGAAGAACAAGAGGGAAAGCTTCCTTAAATCCAGGCATACCTTCAGTTTTCATTGCTGTATCAACACTTACCTTAGCATCCTCAAGCTTTTTAAGTCCTTCAGTTTGCTGAGTAGAAACATTTGTTTCTTCTTGATGCTCCAGTTTCTTTGCCAGGCTCTGTACAACCTTCCCTAAAGGAGAATCCAAGTCTTCTTCAGAAAGTTCTTCAAGGAACGAATTTGAAGAAGGTTTTGAGCCTTCTCTATTTTCTCCTACACCTTTATCTTTCAAGGGTAGGCCTTCGAAAACTTTCTGTTTAACTTCAAGTTCCTTTATTCGGTCTAGAGCAATTTTATGATCTTCAAGAGAAATAGTAAGGTCACCAGCAGGAGCAACTTTGTCACCTTCTTTTTCTCCATCTTTCACATCTTCTTGCTCAGAACCAGTCAAAGACTCTTTTTCAGAGCCATCTTTATTTTCCTCAATAATTTTGTCTTTATCGTCTTTCTCAACATCAAGGTTGCTTTTCTCAGCATCCTGCGTTTCTTTAACTTTTTCTGGTATAGTGTCTGTTTGCTTTTCATAGTTTTCCATAATGGCATTTCTGTCACCACTGTTAAAAGCTACAGCATCTTGACCAGTAGAGTCTTTATACTCTTTAATACCACCTTCACCGTTATTCTCTGCATCTTTGGCGTCAGGTTTAATTTTAACATTAGCCACCTTTTTTTCCTCCAGTTTCATCTATTAATGTTTGTAAAGCATCAGCGTCTCGCACTAAAGCCTCAAAATACTTATTACCCATAGTCTGAGCATTTATAATTATATTTGGTATCAGGTTCATAAGAACTTTAGCTGTAATTTGTCTTGTAAGTACTGCTGTCATATCTGCTGGGTCAGTTTTAAGTAACTTTTTAAGTTCCGCATAACCCAGAACCTGTAAGTAGTCAACAAAAATCTTAAACTTATACTCTTTAGAAAGTTCTTCTATATCTGTAAGTGCTGTAATCCTATCAATTACAGCTTTCATATCCTTTTCTTCCATTATCTTTCAGCTCCTAATTCTTGTTTAATCTCGCCAGCACCTGGAGCTTGACCTTTTATCTGCGGTGCAACAGCACCAGCTAGAGCGGAGTTGATTGGAGAACCTTCTCCTTGACTTCCTTTTAAAGGTATATTTTCTTGCTCTTGAGGCATTTCATAAACAAAATCTTTTATATTTTTGTTTCCAGTAAGTTTAAGTATCTCATCTGCAAAAGCTGCGGGATTGAAAAGTTTAACTTTTGAAGGGTCGATAAGTCCAGCCTGTAAAAGTTGTAATTGAGAAGTGTTTATAAAAGCACTTTTCTCTAAAAGCATAAGAATCTGTGTAAATTTCTGATTCTTCTGGAGCTCTCCAAGTCCAACATCAAGAACAACATCTGTAATAAGTTCCATTGTGTTATACTTGTTAATGTCTGCAAGATTGTCGGAGTCCTTTTTATCAAACCTTAAAGGATTATTGTTTCTAAATGTTTTGTTAGCAATCCTTCGTACCTTTTTATCTGTAGCAAACTTGTCGATCATCCATGCAGTTTTATAAAAGAACTGTTTGAAAAATGTTTCACCTACTATAAGAGTATAAAGACCAAATTTAGCATCGGATTCCTGGAGGTTAATCTGAGCTGTAGTAGCTTTTTGTGAGGCTCCCATTGTTCCCATCTTAGATGGCGTAGTTCCGAGCATTTCTTCTATCATTCCTTCAGCTTTATCAACTTCAATATAAGCTTGAGAAGTTACATCAGGAATATCTAACGGCTTTACAGCAGTATTTTCATCTGTAAGTATAATCTGCCCAGATTCTACATCTCTTAATGCTAAAAGATCAACACCAGCATCACGTTCTACTAAAATAGGTTGTTTTATATTAAGAGAAATTGTATCCATCCTAGAATTTATCAGATGATTTATAGCCCTTTGCTGTCCTTCAAGTCTTTCTGGTGAACCTTCTCCAATAAGACTATGTGGTGTTAAAAGACATGAGCCGAAAATTGCTGGGTACATATCATAAACAGAAGTATCATCAGCTTTAAGTATATTATCATCATTAAGTACTACAGACTTCAACTTAGACCCATCAACATAAAAAGCTTCATCAACCTGATAAATAGCATTCATAAGATTTTCAGATTCTTCCTGGCCAGCATTGGAGCCTTTCTCAGGATATTCATCATCTCCAAGGTTTCCAATGTATTTTGACTCTACTGTAGTACCTCTAACAGCGTCTAAATTTGAAGCTTCCTTCCTTATTGGTGTAATGACTGAGGTGTCAAAATCTTCAGCTTCTAGATCTTCTTTAGTAAGGTAAGACCTAAACACTAAGTATTTCATATCCTCCATAAAGGTAGCATTAAAGTCAGGGAACACTTGCTCGTTTTTCCAAGGAGTCAGACGAGGCAACTTATCTTTCCAATCTAATTTACCTACACCCCAACCTAAGTCCATTATGTTTTGAAGAAGCATAACGTGCTTTACAACCAGAGAATTTTTAAGTTTCATATGCCTATAATAGTAGGCTATGATTTCTTGAAATACTGCAGCCTGAGCAAAATCATCATCATCTCCCATGTTACCTTTAAACTCAAAAGGAATATCTACAGAAAGAAAATGCCGTACAAAGTCTGCTACAACTCTTTGATTAGCAGATTCAATTTTTCTGAAATAAAGTTTAGAACCTCCACGCACATCAGAAAGGTCTGAGTCGCCATATTCAGGAAGACCTCTTACAAGCCTAAGATTATCTGCCCATCTCTTCTCATACTTAGTTCTTGTAGTAGCAGAGAAGTGTGTGAACTTCTGTACCTTTTTAACAATTTCTTTAGTACCTGGAGTCATACTCTACCTTCCTATTACAGCGTCAAAAGGTTTCTTTTTTGGAGGAAGAACCTCATTTGTAACCCTAGTAAATCTGATTGGAAATTGAAAGCCATAGCGCATTGCAGCATGTCTATGGTGCTTTCCTTCTTTTATCTTATCCTTAGGTCCCTGAACATCTTCATTAGTACCTTGTTCTCTTTCAAGTGTAAGCATTGTGTTAATGAGAGGAGCATTTCTTTTCGTATCAAGAATGAAAAGCCTGGGCTTATTGGTTACTTTATTTATCTTTAGAAGTCCTTTTATAGTCTCAACTCCTGCATCAATAGAACCAGCATATTTTACAGACTTTCTAAGCCTTCTAATTTTGTTTACACCTTTTTTAAGGAGTTTAAAAATGTTTATTCCTTTTAAAGCTTTTATATCAGAGTCACAAGACCTATCTACTACAGACCAAATAACTCTCCAAAGGTTACTTTCTTCAATGTCTTTAACTTCCTTTTTAATCTGCTCAACATCACCATCTGTAGCACAAGAGTCTACAATGTAAGTATTTAACATTCTGTCAATAGCTATCCATACTGTATGGGAAGGAGTTACTTGATGTACATCCATACACTTAACAACACAGTAATCTACGAAACTAACTTCGAAAGGAGGAATAACATGAATTTTCCTTTTAAAGTTTTTATAAACTCTACCAGAAAGAGAAACAAACTCTCCAAGTAGTCTCATTTTTATTTCTTCATATGAATCAAGCTCTTTTACAATAGCTCTCAGTATTTCTACATTTGCATAAGGGTTACAGACTGAAGCAAGTTGGAAACATCTTATTTTATCATTTACTTCCTGCTGTTCAAAGACATCTCCGTAAACCCAGGAAAGTCCTTTTGTTGGAGTCATACCGTAAATGACTCTCAACTTATCAGCTGTTGTAAGACGCATAAGATTTTCCTTATGGATTTCTTTTCTTGGTTCCTCATCATAAGCAAGCATATCCTTAGGTGGACCCTGAAAAGAACCAACATCTTGCTGATTGGACATAAATTCTACAGTAGCCCAAAGTTTTCTATTTTTTACAAGGGAGAGTGTTCTTTTCCCTGCAGCATAGGACTTATCCCACTGACCATCTATAAGAAAATCTTTTGGTGTAAAGGTTCTGAATTTAGGAAGAACTGTACCTTCAATCCCATGGAGATAATCTTCACAAGTTATCCTAATGTGGTAAGGCCTTTTTGTTGGAATTTTAGACATAGGATAGAGGTTTATATCCTCTCCAGTTCTTGGGTCTTTCACCCAGAAGATATTTGGAACTTCTCCTGTGGCAGCTATAAGGCTTTCCATAGTAGTAGAGGAAATAGTCTTTCCACTTTGATTTCCACCAAAGACTCCTATTGTATCAGCTTCACAAAAATGAATGTCAAATTGAGAGTCAAAGGTTTGAGGGACGTCTTCAGGTAAAAGGCATTCTTTTAACAGTTTTATACCATCTGAAGTAGGAACTCCTGCATGAGGTTTGTAAAAGTAAAAAGGTTCTTCCTGGGCAAAGCCAGCTTTTTGAGATTTTACATCCCTTAGCATTGACTCTAACTCATCTGTGGAGAGATGCTGTATGGATTCAGTGGCTTGCATCTGAACCTCCAAGAGTAAGGAAAAAAGTTACATTTTCTTCTACTTCTACAGCATAGCAAGTGGAGTTTTGATCTAAAAAGTCTTTTTTAATATTAGGATTTTTCCAGGCTATTTGAAAGAACAGTCTAAATTTTTCATTCTTTTTTAGCATCTTCTGGAGGTTCATTTCTTCTGTACTCCATTGGAAGGCTTGATTGCAACATTTTTAACATTACTCTCTGTGTTAAGCTTATTGTTAAGGTTATCTTGGAGGTTTTTCTCTGCTGTTTGTTCAGGAGTATCAATGGGAGGGTTGTATACTCTTTCACTTGGTACGGGGTCACTCCCCCTACCCCCACCCTTTCGATCATGCAATAATTGTTCCAAAACAGCTTGGGCATCATCCAATTTGGATACATTAGCACGGATGGACAGGTTTTCAGTTGACTCCCCTTGCAACAATCGTGCCTTATCAATGGCAATCCCCATCCCTGTGACGGCCTGCAATAATGATGCCTTCTCCAGTTTCCCCGGAGATGTTGCAACGGTAAGAAATTTTTGGGCACCCAGCATCAAATCATTTGCCATGTTCTTTTTAATGTGGTCAAGGAGTTCATTTTTATCAACATCTAACCGTTTAACAACCTTTCGCACGACATGACGAGAAACACCCGTTAATGATGCGATTTTACGTTCGGAAAGACCCTGTGAAAAGTAGTGTGCAATGACGGATTTTGTGATAATCTCGGCAGTGATAATGGTTGTGGTTGAACCAATTTGGTTGTTCATGATGTTAGAATGGGGTACGATGGGAGAAACATCAATGAAACATGAAAATAAATAATGAATGAAAATAACCAAAAAATGATTGACAAATCTTGACAAATCAAATACAATACAACTGAATAAATGAATGGAGGTGATATTGATGATGTTGTTGATACCAGAAATAATGACACCAAAACAAATTGTGCAGGCCTTACGTTATTGCAACCAAAAAATACGAACATGCAAACAAAAAGGATATATTGATGCCATAAAATATTACCGCATAAAACAATTACGTTTGGCTTTACATTACCGAGATAAATTTAAAAATAATGGTTGACATACCGACTGGGTATGTTATCATGTAATTGAAAGGTGAACGGGATAACGAAACCGACACCAATGGACATTGACATTGTGGTTGTGAGCAATCGGCGTTTAGTTTGTGTTGGAGAGGATTCCAACAATGAAAACAGAAACAGACAAAACCAAAAAAGATGAGGCTAAATCGGAAACCAAAAACAGGAAATACGATTTAAACCTCGAAACGGCAACACTTTCAATACCGGTATTCGGTCTGGTGTTCGACCTACACAAGGTGGCGAAAAATTATGCCACCATGTCGGAGATTGAGAAACACCTCATCGGACACGGTATCAAACAGAAGGTTGTTGACGCACTGGCCAAAACATCCGGTGTTGAGGCAGGTTCATATACCGACGACGATAGGAAAAATATTGCATCCGAGCAATTTGATTCCCTAGTTAAAGGTGTATGGGCAACGAGAAACCCATCTGCCAATACCGCTATAAAGGCACTCATGGAGAAACATGGGGTCAAGTCGGTTGAGGAGCTGGGAGAAATTCTCGCAAAACACGCCTAAAGGGTAAGAGGAAAATTTAACAACATTTATTTGACACAGGCCGAACAATGATTGCAAACAGCCACAATGTACCATTAAGAAAATGTTACCAACCGGTAACAATTTATTACAAAATGCTACAGTCATGGAAATTCTATACAACTACCTGCAAAAACCATAACAACAATAAAAACAACCATATACAAAATTTAGGACTTGCAAACGATTGCAACAGTTGCCAAAATTGCCAATTATCCGACCGATTCTAGTATCAACATGGGATGTACCCGAAAATACACAATAAGGAGAAGTGTTGCACAATGAAACGGTTAAACTAGGGTCTAACTCATTGATAATAAATAACATATAATAATTATATAAAAATATATATAAAACACTCTTAGGACATAAATTCAAGCTTCTATCAAGACCTTACACCATTACTTACCGAAGTAAAATAAAAAAGACATCCGCAATGTCATTATAGAATATGGTCGAAAACCGGCAACTCTGGCAACGCTTCCAACCATTTACAACAGGTCACAACACATAACACCAATAGAAACAAATATTTAGACAGTATTGCCGGAATGGTATTGACATGTACCCCATGGTATGATATTGTATGAATATAAATGAATGGTAAACGGTTGTAAACGGTGGTACACAAGATGGCATGTAAATTGCAATCATTATATACCCCGTTGGATACCGATGCCGAAAACCTTAACACGAGAGGAGGTGAAAGAATGTATATTAAAGTACACAATATGTCAGATCTCTCAAAATCTATACCACTTAGAGATATAAAAGAAGGTAAATTTTTTGTTTTTGTACATCAGTACCGAGAATCCACTCTAAGACAAGTTATCAAAAACAACACTACAAAAATAGTATATCAAACATATTCTGATGGTGAAGTGTTAACAAAAGATACACATGGAGATGATACTAGTAATTGCTATCTTGTAGATAGTATAGATATTAATTTCTCCATAGCAGAAAAAAGGTAACAACAAATATTGGAGGTATTAAAATGGGAGGCTTAATAGTGTTAGTTATAGCGGAATTCTTAATAGGTTTTGCTTATATAGAATATACTGAAAAGGGAGATAGAAAATGGAAAAGTGGATAATGGGTTTACACAAGTATTCATACGATACTAGAATACTTCTAGTGTTCATTTGGGAGGTATTCTTACTTATTAGTATTGCTATTGTAATGCTATATTTTACGGTATTGTTTGCAAGGTATGTAAAATGAGTACCACATTCAGGTGCATAGAGTTATTAAAAGACGGTACAAGAGTTGCAGTATTTGACAACGATTCACCTATCACAAATAGAAATAGTAATGTTGAGTATTCATTCAAAGCAGACTTAGCAACAGTAAAGGAGAGAATAAAGAACAACTTTAAATATAAAGGTAACAACACAGAAAATATAAAAGCACTTAGAGCATTAGAGTATTAGAGTTAAACCGTTTCACAATGAAACAGTAAAGGAGAACAAAGGATGAAAGACTCAATAACCTTTATAGGTTATATTCATAATGAAGAAACTTTAAAAAACTTAACTTGTCAAGATGATATACAAATAGTAATACTTGCTGATAAATATAAAGGAACTCAAAAAGATTGGACACATGATGGAGCATATCCTAAATCTTGGCCACCAAAAAAGGTAGAAATTACTGTAACACTAAAGGAGGAATAATGGAGACTGAACTGGATACAAAAAACGGAAATTATCAGCAAACAGTATTTCACACACCTTATAAAGTGAAGGGAAAAACAAAGATACGAAGTCTTACAGTACATGAAAGGAGGCAACAATGACTCCAATATGCAGTCACTACAAGTGCAGAACAGAAAGTACCTATATGCTTACAGCAAAAGTACAAAGAACAGAGAATTCTGATTTGTACCTTCATGATAACTATGCCTGTCAGCATCATCTCGATGAAGTCCTACAAAGACTCAAGAATATTATTGGAAGATCTACAGTACCTGGCCCAACAGTAATATCAACCTACATACTAAAACCTTTCGATTCAGAAACAATAGGAGGATAATTGTGAGTACACTTACAGATAAACAATATTTAGACCTATTGCTTAGAGCGCGAGAGAATCTTAACCAAATAGATTTTGCTAAAGGTTATGATGATACGACTGTAGGCAACAAATCGACCTTAACAAATGTAGGACTTTGTAATAATGAGCTTTGCACAAAAGAAATTGCGATGTGGCCTAAGCAATTTGAAAGTGGTAGAAGAGATATTAAGTACAGAAATAAAAAGCATAAATGTCCTTTAGATAGCAGAATTGGCTCTAAAGAAGATTATAACTGGAGTTGTTTCTATCATTGTATATTTTTCCAGGAAAATTTTAAAGATATAGAAAAAATGAAAATTCTCTATAATGAACAAATAAAAATAACACAGAAACGTCTAAACAAGGAGGATAAATGTCAGAATTAAAGAAGATAAATGTAATAGGATATATTCACAAGGACATGAACCTCCTAGAATATATGAAAACCTTCAATGGAAAGCATGAGTTTAAACTTGCAAAAGACCCAAAGGGGAGTATTACAAAGAAAGTTGTTGTCACAGTTCAACTACTACAAGCTATAAAAACTTATGGCAACCACAGTACAGGGCGAACAGAACTTGCATATGGGAATTGTAGTGAAGATGAAGCAGATAGTACTATGGAGCCTATGGTTGATGAGTAGTAAAGAAAAGTCAATTACAAAATTACGAGAAAAGTTTGATGCGATAAATGACAGCAGAGATTATGCACAAAGAAAAGCTGATACAGCAGAAATTCAGTTTTGTGAAGGTTACCTAGACGCTCTAGAATATGCTATCAAAGTAATAAAGGAGAACTGATGACAAAAGAAGAACTTAAGAGTATTATAATTGAGTCTTTGGACTCTGTAAGAGACAACACAGATTCTGAACTGGTCCTACCTGCAGATATGCAAAGCGGGTATGAGATTATTTCTTGTAAAGCTCGTCCAGCACACCTAGCATTTGAACTGCATCTTCCTAACAAGGAACTATTTATCATAAGTATATGTAAATTTAGAAAAGGTCTTATACTTGTGAAAGGAGAAAATTTATGAACATATGTGAAAAGACTCGAGGAAGGTCATTTGATAACTTAAACAGAATCATAATAAGAGAAAAAGTTGAGCACAAGAGACTTTGCCTTCTTACAACAGACTATGCTGAAGACATCTTACCTTTTGAAGAGCAGATCATAGAAATAAGAATTTATTCTGATGGTATCAACATTACATTAAAGGATAAAGAAGATTACAGACCTTTCTTATACAGTCTTGTAAAAAAGTATGGGAAATTTTCTAAGCGTATGTTGACTGGCTATAGTAGTGATTCTGATAAAATGGTAGCAGGATTTGAGTTCGTTTGTAAAGATGTCGCCATACCATTAGTTGTAAAGATAATGTCTCCAAAGTCTTGCAGGTTGGAGTATGAAGATATTTTTATCCCTGCAGCAACAGAAAAAAGAGTTAAACTTGTTTGTAAGGAAGAAAAATGAAAAAAGAAGAAGTAAAAATAGGTTTAACTGTTAAAGTAGAAGGTGTAGATTCTCTATGTGTTATAGATGAATTCAATAAGGAATTAAACCTTGTAAGCATAAAAAATCTAAGCACAGGTATGGTTAAAAAATTCTTTCCTGACAGTTTAGCCATTATGGACTCAAACAGTGTGACAAAAGAAAATATCAGAGCCTGGCCAAACGATAAACTTTCAAAATCAAGAGAAGAATGGAAATCTTACTTCCAAGTTGCTTCAGAAAATCTCGACAATGCTAGAAGAGAAGCTTCTACTGTAGGAACTGAAAGAAACATCATTGAGAATGAGTGGGAAAGGAGAAAAATTAGAGGTCTTCTTGAAGATAAAAAAGTAAAAGCTACAAAGGAAGAGGAGCTTAAAAAGTTTCTTAAAGAACTTTCACCAGATATGAAGAAGGTTCTTAATACTATGATTTATGAGCAACAACTAAAGGAGAAAGAAGATGGAACCAAAGGATAAATATGCTTCCATTATAGAACTTACCAATGAAGATGTTTTAGTACTTTCAAAAGCATTCTCTGTATATGAAGCTGATGCAAAGAAGCAGCTTTCGTTCATTGTAGAGTTAGACTCTTTTGCTAGACTAAAAGAAATGCTTAGGGAGATAGGAGTAAGTAGAACTATTAAAATTGAGGATTATGACGCTCTCCTAATATTTATTCATTATACAACTTACTTTAAAAATTCTGAAAGTGTAATGGAGATAGTGCATGAAAGTATAGCTCTTATAAAAGAAGAAATTGATAAAACTTTCAAAGAGAAAGAGCCTAAAGTTTACTTTTCTCCGTATGAAAAACTTATTTTATTTAAACTTATAAATGCCTCTATTGAAGGTGCAGAGAAATTTGGCCTTGATACTGAGAAATTGTATTCTACTAAAATTCTTCTAGAATTAAAAACTCTTTTAAAAGCAGGAGATACTTTGGAGTTTAAAGAAGAATTTTCACTCTGGTATTTTGCAATTGTAAATTCAACGGATTTTATAAGGTATAAATTTCCTGTAGTTTTTGAGTACCCAGAAACTGTAGAGGACTCAGTTCTAATAAGTCTCTTAGATAAAGGTAACAAAATAAGAAAACTTTTGTCTGAGCGAAATGACGCTAAACAAATTTTTAAATTTAATCTACTTGAAGTTGAAAAAGAATTCACTAGTCTAAATACTTTATTATGTCAAAGGGAGAAAGATAAAGATGCCGATACCAAATCCTAAAAGCAGAGTTCCTAAAGATCAAGAACTTTGGGAGTGGGCTTGGACTAATTTTGGAAGTTCTTGGTCTGTTGCTGTAAGGGAATACAATAAAGCTTATTTTGAAAAATACACTAAAAAGAATGGTTTTAATAAGGAGAAATAATGACGCTAAGATTTGATACTATAAATGATAAAGAAGTTTTATCAGATTTACAAAAGTTTATAAACTTCTTCAAAGAGCAAGGAGTACCTTTTGAGCTTGATGATAGTATAAAAGAAACTAAAGAAAAGCCTTTTACAGAACGTACCATAGACATTAATGGTTGCTCATTTATATTTACTCTGGAAGGTAGCTTTAAAAGTATTAGAGATACTGAATTTCAGTCTATAGAAGAGAAGGTGCAGAAATGACAGAAACAAAAGAATATATTAAAAAGATTATAGAGAAAAAAAGCAAGGCAACCATTATAGCTTTTGTTCTTGCAAACTTTGAGTCTCTTTTAAAACTTGCAACACAAAAGATTTCTTTTGAAGAAGAAAAAGAACTTGAAAGAAATTTCTTACAGTTTTTTAATTTAAATTAAGGAGGACTAATGCTAAAATATTTAACTTTCGACAATGAAAAGTTTGCTAAGTCGATAATTAAAACTATAGTAAATTGTATTGTTTACATTTTAATTCTGGTCGTAGTATTTCTTTTAAATGGTGAACCAACAGTAATAGATTATGCTATATTATTACTCTTATGTATGATTTTAACAAACCAAGAATTGAGGTGGTCTTAATGTCATACAGAAAAATACCAAATGAGGCATACTCTAATCTTATCATTAAAGCAGTTGAATTGGAAGCAGGTAAAAAACTTGCTGTTGCATGTTCTGATACAGCTGATCAAAAAAAGGTTTTATACAACCTTCAAAGTGAAAGAAAAATAATGATTAACTCAGGACACTTTAAGGAAGAAGACCTCGACGTGAGTTTCAAAAAGGTAACAATAAAAAGTATCCACTTTGTGTACATACTTAAAGGCATTGAGGAACGAGAGGCTTTTATTATAGAGGAATAAACTATTTTTTTCTATGGTAAATTTTTGTTGACAACCATGCAAATGTATGGTTTAATGTTTTCATGTCAAACAATAAAAATCTTACAAATATCAATACAAAGGTAAGCCCACAAGTTCACGCTGTTTTAATGTTCGTAGCTAAATCTGAGGGTAAGAATATTTCTCAACTTTTAGAAGATGCTCTTATGAGTTATATAAAGAACAATACAAAATATAGCGATATTTTGGACTTAGCAGAAGGGAGGGAGCATAAAGCTAAAAGCAGTGTAAACAGGTAACAATAACAATAATATCAACTAAGGAGGATATTGTGGAAAAAGTAACTGAAGATGGTACTGGCCCTGTTGTCGAAGAGGTAAAAGAATCAAAACGACCGCGTAAGCAGGTTAAAACAATCGAAGGCAGAAAAATTACTGTCGAGATTGTTTCTACTGGTCAGAGCGTTACAGTAGACGCTGACGATCTAACACCTGAAATTCAGGAAGCTGCTATGATGCATGGCCTCTCCCAGAAGCTCGGCGATTCAGCCGCAGGACTGGATGGTCAAGAAGCTCTTGACGCTGTAACAACGGTTGCAACAGGTATTGTAAATGGAGACTGGAAAACCAAAGCTCCTGCCGCAAAATCTGTCAAACTCGCTGACCTTCAGAAGGTACTTGATGCCATGCCTGAAGAGATGCGTAAAGCTGCTGTTGCACAGCTTAGTGCTGAAGGTATCGAACTGCCTTCACAGATCTAATAGGTTTGCAGTTTTAATAACTTTGCAGGCTAGAGTTTTATTTCTCTAGCCTGCAACTTAACTAAGGGAGAGGATTATGTGGCGTCCGCCTATGTTGGCGAAACCGTACAGTAAGAAAAGGGGAGTTAAATTTCCTGTTCTTGTACAACCTAAGATAAATGGTATCCGAGGTACCTTCTGTCCTGATACAAGACTTTTTTATACCAAAGCCGGTAACATTTTACACACTACTACTGTTATAGAAAAGCACTTAGTAGAAAAAATCAGTAAAGTATTGAAGCTTGTTCCTTTTGATGGTGAGCTTTTAATTCCAAATATACCTTTTCAAAAGTCTAATGGACTCGTAAGAAGAAAAAGAAACATAGATGAAGTTGCTTGCTCCAAAATGGTGTTTAACATCTTTGATATAGCACTCCCAGATTTAAGTTTCTATCAAAGAAAGGATTTGGTAGGTACTTTCTTTGATGTTATGGCTGACTCTTTAGACCCTCTAGAAAGACAAAATTTTTCTCTTGTAGAAACCTATACAGCAGAAAATCAAGAGCAGATAGATACACTCCACAAGAAATTTTTCGAGCTTGGCTATGAAGGTTCTATATATAGAACTGGTGCTGCTACCTATCACTTTTCAGATATGTTTCCAGAAAGATCACTCGTCTTGCAAAAGAGAAAAGACTTCTTTAAAATGACTGTAAAGGTTACGGGTTTTGAAGAAGGTCAAGATAGACTTACCAACACTCTTGGAGCTTTTCAGGTCAAGGATAAAGAAAACAGGTTTTTTAAAATTGGTTCTGGACTTAATGATTTTACAAGAAATTTTGCTTGGAACAATAAAGATGCTGTTATGGGGAAGGATATAAAAATATCCTATTTAACACTAACTGAAAGAGGAGTACCTTTCCATGCTTCATTTAAAGGTTTTGTAAAATGAAATTAGATGTTGCAGAAATTCCAATCTTAAGAACTATAAGAGCTAAAAGTTTAGATATAGGAACATTTTTTGTGTTTGCCTATAAGTCTAATTGCTTATATCAGGTACAAAGTAAGGGTGAAAGATCAATACAGGCTTTTAGGTACCAAACATTAGTTGGAAATAGGTTCATGATAATAGGTATAAATAATGAAGAACTTGTTTACTTGGTATCTTCTCTTTCTATAACTTTTTCAACAAATAAATAAAGGATAAAAAATGAAAGAAGACTTATTCCTATTAAAAACAAACGAACCAACTGAATTTCATATAGACTTTTCAAGAATAAATACCTATATGGAGTGCCCAAAGAAGTATGCCATAGAGTATATAAAGCATCTAAGGTCTGACGGTGGTAGTGATGCTTTACGTTTCGGTACTGTATTCCACGGTATGCTTGAAGGGTTTTATACTGTTATAAAAAAGGAAGGCTGGAATGATAACGCTCAAGCAAAAGCTTTTAAAGTCGCTGTAGCTGTTGGAAGAAGGGTGTGGGAGATAGAGTCTGAAGGTCTAGATTTTCACATGGAAACCTATAGAACTATGGAAAATTGCATACAGATGCTTATTCATTACCTAGGAAAGCCTTATGGCGATCAAAGTAGTATGGAAATCTTAGAGACTGAAAGTGTATTTTGTGTGTCAATGGAGCATGAAACTGAACTTGAAAGGAAACTTTTTCCTGATCTGAAGTCCTTTTTCTTGGAAGGTAGAATTGACCTTAAGTGTAAAATAGGTGGGGCACTTACTATTCTTGACCATAAAACTTCTGGTTGGGCTTTATCAAATATAAGGAAAAAGGCTAACAAAAACCCACAAAATCTTACATATGCTTATGGCACTTTAAGAACAACAGGACTTATGCCAGTTCAAGCTATTACAAATTTTGCTTATTGTAAATCTGTCAAAAGTAAAGTAACAGGTAATTATGGTAAACTAAGTCTTGACTTTGATAGGTTCCCTTCTCATTTTTCTGAGGAAGATGTATCAATGTGGAGACTTACCATATTTGATATTGTTACAAGTATACAGAAAAGTTTAAAAACAGGATACTGGCCAGCGCATTTTGGTTCCTGTCATGGAGGACAGTACGGAACATCTTGTCAATTTGCTTTTTTGTGTGAACAAGCTATACCATTTGAAGATTTAAATCTTGAAGGCTATAGGCATCATGTCTGGAATCCTAAAGATCAGGTTGATATTGTAAGTGAGATTTTAAAGGAAGAGTTTAAAGACTGATGGCATACTATAACAAAAGGTGTACAGATAGGTACTGTAGAGCCACAAATATAGGACGAGATGATAAAGTTTGTCCTTTTTGTGGCGAAGCTTTACATGTTTATGGTAAAAAGATTCTAGAGAATGACCCAAAGAAAACAGGTACAGGTACAAGTTTATTGGCTAGAGCAAATTTAGTTGAAGGGAGGTGAAGAAGATGGATAAAGAAGCTATAGGTTTTACTTTGAGAGAAAAAGCTGAAAAAGTCTTAGAAGCAGATATTGAGCTAAATGCTATACAAGAGATAAAAGAAAAACTTTGTACGATAAAAGATTACAAGTTTGATATAAAGATTCTTGAAGGCAAAATTTCAGAACGTGAAGCTGAAATTCTGGCTATTGAAAGTAATCTGAAAAGGTTTTTTCTTTATAAAGTTTAAATTTTAACAATGAAAGGAGGTGAAAAAATTGCTTGATGGAGGAAATTTCAACCCTGATATTACAGCTCTTTTTGTAGAATTACGCGAAGAACTAAAAGAATCGGATACTGAAGGAAGTGATACAGTACCGTATCTGCGTAAGCTACTAAGTTCTACAAAATTGGGAATATCTCCCGATGTGAAACTCTTAGCAAAACTTGCTGAAGACTTTGAACAGCTTCAATATTGTGCGGAGTACAAAGAGCTTCTTTCTGAAAAGGAAGATGTTCTTAAGAGCATTATGCAAAGTGCAGCAGTGCTAATCTTAATTAATCGGAGTAAAGATAAATGAGAATTGATGGAAAAAACTTAAAACTAGACAACACCATAATAAGGTGTCTTGTTGTAGGCGACACTGCGACAGGAAAGTCTACGTTTGCAGCGTCTTTTCCCCAGCCTATGAAAGTCTTTGACTTCGATAAGCAACCTTCAGCATATGCAGGTATTGAGTCTACAATTGATCAATACCCAGAAAACTTTTCTGGCTGGAACGAGTTTATGCGAGATTTAGCTGAGTTTGTAGCTTTTCAAAAGAAGGAAGGTGAAAATCATTTTAAGACTGTTGTTATAGATAGTACAACAAGTCTTGTAAATCTTGCTATGCAACATGCTCTTAGTGTAAGCCCTTCAAAGCATCCTCAAGGGATTCCTGAAGGATTCGTACACTTTCCAATAGTTAAGGATTACCTTGCTACGATGCTTAACAGACTAAGGGCTATTGAATGTCACTTAGTAGTGTTAGCTCATACCGAAGTGGATACCGAAACAGGTACTATGGTTATCCAGCCTGCACTGCCAGGAAAGTTAAGAGTACTGTTCCCTAGATACTTTGCTGAACTTTATCATTCTGCTGTAAAGATGGTAGACAACAAACCAGTAAGGTTTTTGTATACAGACTCTACTGCACTATTCCCAGCAAGGTCGAGTTTAAGCGGTAAGAAAAAACTTTTACCAATGCAAGTCGAAAACGACTTTAATGTTATAATGTCCCACTTGAAAAAAGGAGAAATTTAAATGGAAGACACTAACCCTCTTGTCCAAACAACCTATGATGGTGCAAGTTTTGGCTCAGAAGATCTAGCACCTGACCCTCTCATTCCTAAAGGTACTTTCAAAGGTGCTATCCAGAATGTACTCTTCAACTACGATGATAACAGAGTTGAGTTTGTTCTTCAGCTTGCAGAGAATGGTGGAGAGCTTCACATTCTCGATGTTGACACAGGAGTTTTTGCTCCTAAAGAAAACTCATCTATTGATGGGCAAACTGTAAGGAAATTGGCGTTTCTTCCTACAAAGAAGGATGAGACAACAGAGTCCAAGATGCCAGGAAAAACCAAAGCTCAGGTAAAACTCTCTATGCTGGGAGACTTTGCAAGAGGCCTTGGTATCAAGATGGATACGCCTATGGAGATTGAAGCGTCCATCAGCGATAAAGCTTGGATTGGCATTCCTGTTGACGTAGAGGTAACTTTGGAGCAGAGTAAAAAAGGTGCCAAACGCTGGTTCAACGGTGTTAATGCTCTTGTCAGGCGCAACGCTTAAGGTTTTATAAGGTTGTAAGGGATGTATAGAGTATAAGTAAAGATGTATAGAACTAATCCTCTCCACACCTTTGTTGCTAACTTCCTATATACGTTGCAATAAGATATGCTATTATACAACTTTACAACTGGCGGAGGACTGACCTGTGGGCAAAAGAGTCGATTAAAAGATTCTTCCCTGCCCACAGGCCTCTTTAAATGAAAGGAAATTTTAATGTCTGAATTGAGCAACTATGAAAAGGTACAAGAAATTTTTAGGGTAGACTTAGAAATGAACGCCTATGACCATGACTTTATAAGTAAGATGCATGACCTTCTTGAGGACAGTGCAGATTTAACAGAAAACCAAGAAACTTATCTTGAAGAACTTTATAACAAAATTTAATGAAACTCGAAAACCTGTTTAAGAACTTCAAAGATATGACTCCTGAAGAGCAGGAGGACTTTGTCCGAAGATACCGTCTTAACAGGGTAAATGATTTAGTAAAAAATTTCGCTTCTTTAAAAGGGCGAGTTAAAAAGAAAAGTACTGAAAAGAAACCTTCTATTAAAAAGGAAAGTCTTTCTCCAGAACTTTTAGCAGGGCTTAAAAAAGCTGGCATATCAATGAAAGCATTGTCAGGTTTTAAGACATGAAAGAGGCAAAAGAACTTGTTGCAATTATAAGAAAAAATGTATGTATTTATATTGATAGGAATCTACAGGTACACTCATTTCTACCGGTAAATACTGAATATGTACTCATAAAAGATTTTGAAAAAGAATTACTTGCTCTTGAAAGGAAACTTAATGAAGACTGAAGTACAGCTGTTTAAGGTAGACCCAAAAACTATCTTTGTTCGAGATGGTCTTGAGAGGATAAGAAAGGATATGGGTTCTATAACTGAACTCATGGAGTCAATAAAAACAAAAGGTCAGATACAACCAATCTTAGTATCTACTTCTGCCAACAAAGAAGAAGAAAGAACTGTTGAACTCGTTGCAGGAGGTAGAAGACTTTTAGCTTGTCAAATGCTAGGAATAGATATTCTTTGTGTACAACGAGAAGAACTTACAAATCTCGATATGAGAATTTTAGAACTCGAAGAGAATATCTACAGAAAAGATCTTACTCCTGCTGAAGAAGCTAACGCTATAGAGCAAATACACAATATTAAAGTACTCCAACATGGTGCTATTGCATTGGGTAGAGGCGGAGAAGGTTGGGGCTATGATAACACTGCAAAACTTATTGGTAAGAGTAAAGCAACGGTAAGTCGCCAGCTCCAAGCTGCACAAATTGTAAAAACCTTCCCAAAAGCAAAAAAGGCTACATCTTTAAGTGAGATTTTAAAAGTAGGAAAGGTTGCTGAAAGGGTTATATCAAGAGCTTCAGATGCTCTAAAAGTTAAGGCGAATTGTTCCACAATGGAACACATTACCTTACATCATGGCGATTCCAGAGAGATTTTAAAAAGTCTTCCAGACAAGATATTTAATATCCTTTGCACAGATCCTCCATTCGGAATACTTATAGATAAAATTGCTATGTCTATAGGAGGTAAAACTGGAGGCGAAAATACATCAGGTTTTACCTTTGATGATTCTAAAGATAATGCTTTAAACCTATATCATATGTTGGCAAAAGAATCTTTTAGAGTGACAACTGATGATGCTCATGCTTATATATTTGTAGCGCCAGAGTTCTTTACAATTATAAGCACTCTTTTCAAAAGTGCTGGTTGGTTAGTTCATGTAAGACCTCTTATATGGATTAAAAATGCTGGTGGGCAAAACAATGCTCCACACTGTTGGCCTTCAAGTTGTTATGAGATGGTGCTTTATGCTAGGAAGAAAGATTCTAAACTTATCAAACAGGGTAGACCTGATTGGTTTCAAATTCCTCCTCTTAAAGACAAGTCTCATCCAACAGAAAAACCTGTAGAAGTGTTGACGGAACTTATAAGTAGAAGTTGCATTGCTGGAGAGTCTCTTTTAGATCCTTTTGCAGGTTCAGGTTCATCTCTTGTTGCAGGACATAAACATGGACTTTCTTGTGTTGGGATAGAGCTTCTTGAAGAAGCTTATAACATTGCACTGTTGCGATTGCAGAGCGAGGGATGAGATGAAAGATAAAATTGTAAGATATTTCATAGACTTACTTAAAACACTTAATAGTATTAATGAGGAAGTAATTCAATTAAGAATAGAGTTGTATCAACGTAGAGAAAAAGATAAAGAACTAATGCGGCTTCTTAAAAAATATTATAACCGCCATGAACCACAAGGAAACTATTAAAATGACACCTAAAACAACCGCAGAGATAAACGCCCGATGCGCGGAGATTGAAGGGTATGAGTGGAGAGATGAATATCGAAACGTCGGCTGTATCTTTGCACCTGGATACTATGACGAAGGTGTATTAATTGAAAACTACTCCCCAACCACCAAGATCGAGCAGGCGTTAAGATTTGGAAAAGAAGCCGTTTCGAAAGGAATAGTAAGAAGAATATCTGTAGAGATTATTCCATCATATTATTTGCAGATTTGGGATAAAAAAGGCGAGCTTGTATATCAAGCCTTTCCCAAAGATGAAGAAACCTGCGCCCGTAAGATTGTCGAGACTGCTTTGGAGGTGGAAGGTGCTGGATAAAGATTGGATAAAATCATTAGACGATATTCACGACCCTGTAGAATTACTTAAAGTTATTGCAGATAAAAGTGATGATTTTGGTTATGACTTTTATTATAGGGACTTAGTTAAAGCATTGCACTTAACTATTAAAAGAGTAATAAGAGAACAATCCAACGACTAAAGGAGAAGAGTGATGGATAGAGAACAACAGATAGCTTATATAAATTCTCAAATAGTTTGTGCTATGGCTGAAATAGAAGGAATGAAGGCTAACAATAAAATGCGAGAAGATCGGCAAGAAGCATTAGCTTATGGGGAAAATGATTTTATAGATATTCCTGCAAAATATAGTTTAGATCATAATTCTGTTATAAAACTTTTTCATAATTTATAAAGGAGATTGAAATGGAAGTAAATCAAAATGTTTCTTTACTGTATTGTACAGAGGAGCCAGAAAAACTTATTGAGCAGATAGGAAGGATTTGTTATGACTCTTTACATAAAAATCCTTCACTTGAAGGTTATAAATCTAAAAAATTTATACAGGGTCTTATAAAAAATGGTCATACATCAGTACTAGAACATGCTACTGCAACCTTCCTTTTTACTGGTGTGTCTAGAGCATTAACACATCAACTTGTTAGGCATAGAATTGCTTCTTTTACTCAAAGATCTCAAAGATATACAAGTGAAAGAGATTTTGAAATTATAATTCCTCCAAAGATAAAAAGAAATCCTATAGCACTTCGTGCTTTTGAAGAGTGTATTTATGGTATTGCTCAGTGCTATGAGTTTCTACAAAATCAAAATATTCCTAATGAAGATGCTAGATTTGTACTCCCAAATGCTTGTGAGACAAAAATTGCTATAACTGCAAATTTCAGAGAATGGCGACACATTATACTTCTTAGAGCAGATAACCATGCTCAATGGGAGATAAGAAATCTTGCAAAGATAGTTCTTTCTTATCTTTATGATAAGGCACCAATAGTATTTGAGGATGTTAATGATAAATTTTTTGAAGGAGGTTAGAAATGTTAGTAGGTATTGCAGGAAAAGTTTTTTCTGGTAAGGATACAATAGGAAAGTATCTTTGTGAAAACTACAATTTTACAAGAGATGCTTTTGCAGATGACCTTAAAAAGTTTGCTATAGAATTTTTTGGTTTCTCAAAAGAACAAGTCTTTAATGAGAAAAGTCCAGAGGTACGAGAAATTCTTATTGCTATAGGTACTATGTTTAGAGAGAAAATTGCTGAAGAGTATTGGGTTGACAGGGTACTTTTCAGACACAACCTTTTAATCTCTAGGAGTGAAAAAGTAAGAACAGTTATAACAGATGTACGATTTCCTTCCGAAGTTTCTGCAATACGTTCTGCTGGAGGTATTGTTATTAAGGTTGAAAGACCTAACGCACCAAAAAATGAAAGTGAAGTCTCTAGACTACAGGAAGAAAAATACACTGCTCCAATAAAAGGAGATTTCCTTATATACAGTAAAGGCTCCATTGAAGACCTTCATAAAATCATAGATGGCTTCTGTAATGACTTTATGATTGCACCTGGAAAACATTTGAAGTGATAAAATTTCTTGGTAGGAATGATGCAAAGGTTCTTGTCTTAGGTGAGTGGCCTACGAAAAGTGATCTTTACACACTCCAACCTTTCTCAGGAGGTCATGGAGACTTTATAAAAAAGATGCTTATAAAGGCAGGAATATCTCCTGTTGAGTGTGTCTTTGGTTACGCCTATGACTCTATTCCGTTAAGACTTATGGGAGAGTTTTTTGAAAAGCCAGACAAGTACCTCATACAAACACAAAAATTCTATGAGGCACAAGAAAAACTAAAGTCTATAATAATACAATATAGATTTAATGTCGTTATAGCTTTAGGTTCACTGCCCTTTATAATGCTTACAGGAGAGAAACTAACAGGATTTAGAGGCACTACAATGGAGTCTACTTTGGTACCAGGCTTAAAAGTTGTAGGAAGTTACAACCCTATAGCACTTTATAAAGATTGGAAGTTAAAACCTATTCTTGAGAAAGATCTTGAAAAAGCAAACAACAATAAAAACTTTTCCAATATAATAAGAACAGAATATAATTTTGAACTGAACCCTACAGTAGAGAAGATTGAAGCTTATATAGAGTTTCTTCTTACAGATAAAAATGTAGGTACAATAACTTGTGATATAGAAACAATAATAGAATCTAAAAAGGTAGAAGATAGTAACGACTTCGGGCCTCATATATCTTGGTTAGGTTTTACTCATAGAAAAGATTACTCTATGTGTATAAAATTATTGGAAAGTTCAGCGCCAAGATT